ATCACCAAAGAGAAGTTCATATCTTTCATCCTGAACTTCTTGTATTAAAAAGATTTCTGATTTGCTATCAATGTTTAAAATATTATCAACCAGATGATATTCACGCCCAAGACCTGTATCGTTGACGCCTTTTACGAAAGCAGTGATAGTTGATGTATCAATATTTGGATTATCAAGAATAAATTTTTGATCCTGAGAAGTATCAACCAAAAATTGTCTAGTTAACAGTGAACCTTGGTAAATTTGAATTGGTTTTTCTGCAGATCCAAACTGTGCAACACCATTAACAACAGTTGCAGTGATGTCTTCAGGAACTGAGAACCTATAAGATGTGTTATCTGCTGCTCCAACACACACCAGACCTGCTTCAAGGGTGACAAAAGCACTACTAGTAGTGGTTGGCACCGCAAATGTAACTTGTGCCTTAGCGGCGCTCCTAGAGCGAGGTATGTAACCGATGTTTCTTGCTAAGGAAACCACGTTTTCACGAACTGTCGCCCCATCTAGGAACGATTCATTCACTACAAGGTTTGCATTAAATGCATTAATGTAGGTATTATAAGCAAGCGTGTCGATTAAGACTGAAAAATTAGACCCTTCAAAGTCAAAATCCGTGAAATTTGAATTTGCACGAAGATAATCTTTGATCTGGGTCTTTATTTGGTCGAAATCTAGGTTAGTAAACTGTGTAAAAGGCATTTTTTATCGCGTTGCCTCTAGTATGAACGAAAAGGCTTGTGGTGGAAAATCTTGTCCTACAACATCAAAGTAAACTGTCACATCAAATGCGTTCTGATCGGGTTGTGGATCCACATCAATACGTACATTTTCAACACGATCCTCAAAATATTCGATTGTATTGCGAATTTGGTCTTCGATAATCGTTGCAGTAGCAAAATCAACGAATCCAAATAGACTCTTACGAATATCTGTACCGACTAAAGAGTTAAAAAACCGTTCAGTTGGAATGGTTTCAACTAAATTACGTACAGATCGAACGATTGCACGCTCATTTGTCAAGACAGGAAGGTCTTTCGTCACAGGATGTGGATCAAAAGCAAAACTAATGTCCTTAAATGCTCTAGAAACCCTTTGTGTCGGCATTGTATGGATAGATTTTTCTGAATTTATTTATACCTACTACCCAGAAATCTTACCATAAGTGGGTTCTGTACCATAATCCCAGTCATCATAGTCCTCATCATTACGAATTTTCTCATGAAGTTCGTTCTGAGTCGCAAAATCATGCTTTTTAGGTGTTAAATCATCATTTGCAATCTCACGAAGCATCTTTTGATGCTGATGATTACCCAAATTGTCTAAAAAGTCGTGCATTTTTTCATTTCTAACGTAATCTGTCACAAGACGAGTGGTACCCCACATCTCTCTCATGTAGTTTGAATCTCTATCGACAGGTGAATTACCCATTTTAGCTCCTGATTTACAAGAAATCAGAACTTTTAGAGGGGTTGCTATCCCTTACTGATATTTATTGACAAAAAAAGGGGTCCGAAGACCCCATATATCAACCTTTACCTTGCCCGCGATACATTTTCCTTGCTTTATTGCGAGAAGTCGCTGCATATTTTGTATGCTTCCCTGTGCCTTGACGAGACTTCTTAGGCTTCCCAGGAGTAAACCCATCCTTAACGAGACCGACTTTGGAACGTGCTGCCATAATTAATCCTCAACTACAATTTTTGTTTCAATTTCCGAGGGATTCGGTGACCCAGAAGAGTAGAAGTCCTCTGCCAGGTCCATAAGTTTATCAAAGTATTCATCTTTGGTCAAGCCCTCTGCAAGTACTTGACCCTCATGGAGAATTGTATAAGACTCCTGTGCCATTATCAGATCACGCGAGTTTTTTCATGCCCCACTCTGATGCGAGGATCGCACCAAATCTCAAATCCTGCCTCTTTTGCATCCAGACAGAAACTTACATCCTCTCCACACATATCCTGAACCTCACCAGATTCAAAGACTTGCATCTTCGGTGCAAACCATGGATACTTCATCTCATCATGCTCAAACACACCGTTCTTAATCAATAACCACCCAAATCCTGCATAGTCTACAGTGAATGGCTTACGACGCTTTGAGATACTCTCAATCGTTTCATGATTCATTACACCACCATTGTTTCGGAAATCATCTTCCTCCATCCAATGTGCAACACTGGTGGTTTGACCGTCTTCGGTACAATACCAACCACTTGCAATATCTTGGTCCATCAAGACCAACTGATAAAATTTATCAGTGTTAAACACAATATCACTATCAATCCATAATTGATAATCATACTTCAACTTTCCATCCCATGGTTTCTGGTCAGGTCCTCTCAGAACATTTGCACCTAAACACTTACAACGTGCAAAGTTCACCATGGAACTATAATCTTGTGAAATTTGAATACTTGCACCATGCTGCACAAGGTCAAAACACAATTGTACAAAATTTTTGAGATACGTATATGATACTCCACGCCCTGGTAAACAGAAGACGACAGTCTTCCCCTTTACCATCTCACGCGCTTTTGCATAGTCCCACTCATCCTCTTTGGTGACTGTGGGCGTTTTTGCTTTTACTGTAAATCCTTTTGCCATAACTTAATCAAGTTTGAATGTGAATCGATTCATTAGTAATTATACTATGAGACGCGATGGTTGTCTACCGTTTAACTTCGGTTATTACGATACAATCTCCATCCGCCTCCATGTTTACTTCAGTTCCCTCATACCAACCATACTCTGATATCACCCACTCAGGAATGATTACATAATACTCCCCAGTTACAGGATCGACCTCTACGGTGCTTAAATTTTCTCCGGGATTTTTTTGCATACAGTGTATTCCGTTTCTCACTTTTGCTTTATATAGAAAAACTAAGAGTTATAAAAATAGCTGCCGAAAGCAAGACTTTATAGCTTTATGGTACCTAGGCGTTTTATATACACGCGCCACGGCGCGGGGACGCGGCGGGCGGCGGCACTGCCTACCACGCACCCACCACTGCCGTCAAGCACCCCTGTGCCACTTCAGCGAACGTCCCCCAGGGCGGTTGCTTTGGTGCTCTGATGCACGGAGCGGGAACCGGCACCAGTGCGAACACGGGAAGAACCCCCACGGATGCGGTCGGCGTAACGGTTTGCACGGGTTCCGTGGGCAGTGCGGAGGACGGTGACCTTAACTTCCTTCCCTGCTGCCTGCAGTTCGGAAGCGATGGCGATCAGGTTGGCGGTTGCGGTGGTCATGTGCCTTTGTTTGAACTGAAGTTATTATAGGGGGTCAGAGGTGCCCCCCACGATGGGGAGTGTGCCACCTTGTGGGGCGGCACACCCTTAAATGTCACTTACCAGTTGCGGGAAAAAATGTAACCATCCTGCTCATCAAAGTCATAAGAAAGTTGGTCCCAAGTTGCATTCCAATCAACACAAACAAAGGAAGGAATGTCCATGCAGTAGCAGTCAGTTACCAACTGTTCTGCAAACTCTGCACCTGACATTTCGCCTTGATAAGCGTCTTCAAAGTTCTGCAATTCTTCCTCACCGTAGAGTTCAATGAATGCCTTAATTGCATCAGCGTCGAAGTCTTCCAACAGTTCAGTCAGAATGTCATTTTGGTCGGGATATTCTCCCTTAAGTTCTTCTTTCTCAACCGTTGCGGTAGTGATACCACGGGCGTCCATAATTGCTTCGTAAAATGCAGTGAATGCAGGTTTGCCATTCTCCCGAACGTAACCGCAGGCGAGGCACTGAGTCGTGCGGTCTGCGGTTTCCATTTTGCGGATGGTGTCCAGAAGTTCGGTTCCTTTGAGCATGGTTTGAAGTGGTTTGTTTGAACTGAAGTTATTATAGGGGGTCAGGCGGCAGCGAAGCGGGCAGCGTAGACGGTTTCCAAACCGTATGCTTCGGATTCGCGGGTTTCCTCATCCATGATGCCCTCCAGGGTTTGGCGGCAGTGGATGAGTTCATGAATCAGGGTCAGGATGTAGTCTGCTTTGGGCAGGTCGCGCTCAACCTCCACCAGGAACTCTTGACCGTCTTCCTGCTGCCATCCAACAACACCTTCAGAGGTCAGGCGGCGATGATGAACGGTGACCGTAGCAGCGCCCAGAAGGGGTTCCTGGTCCAGCATGAATCGGTAGACCTGCTGTGCCAGGCGGGGGCGTTGCTTCTGTCCTGAGGTGTAGATCATTGTGTGTTTGCTGTTGAGAGTATCCTACAGAGTCACCGCGCTCAGTCGCGGTCGCTGATGTGCCAGTTCCCCCACTGTCCTTCGGGAGCAGGCAGGCGACCCTCACGGATTGCCTGCCGCCGACGAGTCTCTGCCTTGAGCGACTCAAGGTAGGATGCCATGGCAGACTGCACAGCGGGGTTGCTGGCAGCGGTGTCGTTGACCAGGAAAGCGCCGTCGTGGGCGGATTGGAGTTTGGTGGTTTTGTTCATATCCGGAAGATAGGATGGATTCAAGGGAAAGTCAAGGGGTCAACCCTTAAGAAAATCAGGAGAAGACCACGTCGGCAATGGCGGTCACACCGTCGACCCATTCCCACTTAGTGATCTGCTCAGTGGCAGGTACCTGTCGGTCCATGTCGTGTTTCCGCTGCATTGCGACGGCGAACTCCTGACCCTCATGGTAGGGTCCGATGTGGTCCATCTTAACGACCCGACCCGTAAAGGTGGTCCAGGTGCGACGGATGTAGAAGGAGGTTTCGTAGAGGTTGGTTTTGTTCATGGGTCTAATATACACGGTTTCCGCCCCTGTGCCTATTTTGTGTGCCACCTCTCCGACCGTCACACCACTTCTTTACCAAAACGTCCGCACAAATAGAACGCCATTCCTTTATCTTTCAACGTGCAACCTGCAAAGGTCAGAGGAACATAAGCGCCGTTTGTTTTAGACGCTTTGGTGCGAATCTGCAGAAGTTTGTTAGGTCCAGTGATGGTAGTCAGTTGGGTTTCAGACTCAAATGCAGCACGAATTGCAGTGCAGATGTAGTCATAATCTTCTGCCAGTTCTTCATAATGATCGGGGTGTGTTTCCTCATTCAACACTTCAGTCCCCACATAATCATTCCCACGGGTGAAACCAACGTAGACAGTTTGCTTCAGTTTAGCACCAACTTTGCTGTCCTTGAATGACACTTGGTCTTCAATAATTTCTGTCAAACAGTGCTTCAACTGTGTCACGGCGATTGACTCTCCCACGGTGAAAGTCTTAATCTCACCGTCAGCAAGGTCAGTCAAATCACTGGAGTTAGGCACACCTAACGCAACTTCCAGAAGTTGACCACGGGCGCCCTTATTTGTGCCTGGTTTGTCAAAAGCACTGAAGTCGGTGGTCTTAAGTTTGGCGGCAACCTGAAGGGTGGTCAGTTTCATTGCGCTTTTTTGAACTTGAGACAACAATACAGGATCTGGGGGGCATCACAACCCCCCTTGTGCCACTAAGGCAACTGGCACACACTAAGTGTCAATAATCGATGTTTCCGTTGATATAACCTTCCACGTCAAATTTCTTCTCATCTTGCATCTCAGGGATGTCAAAGATTTCACCTTCCATGTCATTAATCTCAGCGAAGATGTCAGTGTCGAAAGTGTCGAAATCCATTTGTGTTTTTTGAACTTGAGATAACAATACC